TATGACCAACAAGCGATCTTGGCTGCTAACGCTGATGACAAATTTGAAGCACACGTGCTTTCAGAAACTGGAATCGTTGTTAGAAACCCATTGTCTTGTGGTATATTGAGTGCATCGTAATTATTAACCTTTAAATATAAAAAAAAATGGCAAATAGATGTTTTTTTTACGCTGCTGATTCAGCTGCAGATTCAATTTCTTTAGACTCTGATAAAGTTATGTCAATCAGAACGACAGATTCAACAACTGTTGTTATTGATTATCAAGACTCAGGAGGAGCTGCTAAAAAAATAACTTTAGGTACTACAGAAGCAAAAACAGCTTCAGTTGTACAAAATATCGGAAGGCTAGTTGTAGCTGGACGAGGAGTTGTTACTTTGGCAGATGATGTTAATAAAATATATGGTATTGACGGAATTGAAGAAGTGGATTCAATTACTCACGCGTAAATAACTAACGGAGGTCTGTAGAAGATCGTGCCTTTATGCAGGCCTCTTTTTTTAATAACTTTAATAAATTTAGAAAAATGGCAATAAAATTTGACTTTAATAAATTAAGAACCGCAATAAGTGGTTTTTTAACTGGAACAGACAGCGCAGGCGGCAGTTTAGCTGCTGGAGAAGAGGCGGTCTTTGTTCCAAGATTACGAACAGCTTTAATAGTAGAAAACATTACTGAAGCTACAACTTTAACAAATGAAGATAGCGGTAAAGTTTTTATGCTTGATTCTGCTGGTGGAGCGTATTCAATTACGTTACCAGTAGCTGCAAGTTTAGAAGCTGGTTGGCATTGTAAGTTCATAGTTAAAGAAGACACTCCATCAAATGATATAACTATCGCGGCTGGAAGTGCTATTCTTGACGGAGTTAACGATGATGGACAAGGTAACACAGCAAATTCAACTGCTGGTACTGCTAAATCAAACATTATCGTTGAGGCAGCATCTAAGCAAGGTGATTTTGTTGACTTATTAACAGATGGAACTAGTTACTATTTTCATGCTGTTGGAAGTGTTGACGAAGCATTTACTACATCGTAATAATAATTTGAATTATGGGAGGGCTTTATGCTCTCCCAAAATTCTTTATATTTGTCATATGAATTTAGTACAATTTTTAAAAAGCATAGCTAAAGATCCAGAAGCCTGGGAAAAAAAGCAAGTTGAAAATGCAAATAAAAATAAAGTTAGATTCAACATTGGCGGTCAATCAGGTTTTAAATGGAAGACCGAATCTTCTAATAAAACTTGGATTGAAAATGGAAAAGTAGTAAGAGATAGAAAAGGTAAAACAATAACAAAATAAATAAAATGAGACACGTAGTAATAATTAAATCAAACAATCCAAGCAAGTTTAATTACTGTAAGTTTGGAAACTATAAAGATAGAGAAGGTAGAATAAGAGAATTAGTAGACATTAATGGAATAACAGTATCAGGTTTTGAAATGTTTCAAGCTGTAGTATCTTTGGATATTAATAAAGATCACGATAGAAGACTATATGAATTTTTAAAAGATCATCCATTAATACAGGGTAAATTTACAATTGAAGACGTATCAAGTAAAGAACAAAGAATTGCTGAACAATCTATAAGATCTGCAGAAGCGGTTACAACAGCATCTGATCTTAAAGAAAAAGATTTAAGGGATTTAGCTTTACTTATGGGTATAGATATCAACATGCAAGAAATGTTACTTAGAGCTAAAGTAATTCAGTTTGCTAACGAGCAGCCTGAGAACTTTATGAAATCAATTGAAGATATAGATAAAGAGCACAGAGTGTTTTTGAAAAAAGCATTAGCTGAAGATGTCTTACAAAAAGTAAATGGAGTTTGGAAACATAACACGCTTAATATTGGTTTAACAGATGATCAAGCTATAGTATGGTTAAAAGATAATGCTGACTCTTATGCTTTACTGAAACATCAACTTAGAACTGGTAAAAAAGAAGAGCCAAAGAAAGTAGAGTTAACTGAAGTAGAAGAGCATCCAATGAGAAAAGGATCGGTTATATCTGAAATAGAAAATAGTTAATGACACAACAAGAAGCATTTGATTATATGGATTTGCTTTTAGATAAAGCAGATCAACCTTACTTTTTAGATACAGAAAAAGAAAAGTTTTTATTACTTGCTTCTTACGAATATGTTAATATGTACTACCCAACATTTGGTGTCAATCAAAGTAGTAGAGATAAGTTAAGAAGTTTTATTAAAACAGATGAGATAGAAGATGTTTTTGATCAGGTAGGCGGAACGTCTATTTCTGATTATTATCATTTGATATCTGTAAATCATTCAGTAGATTCAACTAATTTCTATAAAGCTGAAATATTAAGCTCAGAAGAATTTATGAGTCGTATTAATAATACAGATCCATTTAAAAAAACTGATGTTAATAATCCTGTTGCTACTATAGAGGATGATGAGTTATTAGTTTCACCACCAACGACAGCAAATGGAATAGTTGAAATAAAATATATTACAGATCCAAAAGCG